CGGGAACGATCTATACCAATTACAAAGCGTTTATATTTGGTCGGATCGTTATAACGATTTTTCAACTGTTTTACCAGAATTTGGCCTAGATCATCAAGTTCCTCTGTACTAATTAGAGCAAACATGAGATCTGCTGTTGCCGGTAATCCAAATGATTCCGAAGTGTCCTCTAACCCAACGTCAGTATTACTGAAGCCGGATCTGGTCGTTTGCGTTGCCGAAACGATCGGGACGTTAAATTCGACAGCAAGACCACGCATTTCTTCTGCGATAGCTTTGATGTACGAATAACTATTTATACTTCCTCCGAGCCCACGCATGCGGGAAGAAGCACAAATGTTCAAATAATCGATATAAATTATATCGGGTTTGAAGTTCTTTTTTAGTTTTAATTCGTTGAGTAATGCTCTAAAATGACCTGTATGAGCAGCACCTGTAGGATATTCTTTAACAATTAATTTACCTATACTTGCCTGTGCAATCTTTTCTATCTTAGAATTAAATACATTTTTTGGTAAAGTACTTAAAGATTGTATAGGATAATCCATTAGGTTAGCATCTATCCTTTCTGCTATTCTCTCTTCAGCCATTTCCATAGTAATATATAACACATTTTTACCTATGTTTAAATTAGCTGAGGCACAATGACACATGAAGAGAGATTTACCCACGCCGGTACCAGCGAGGGCAATGTTTAATGTCTTGTTCGGCAATCCTCCTTTTGTTATTTTATTTAAATAATCTAAATCGAATGGAATTCTATTTTCTTTTTTATTATAGAAATCAAATCTATCATCTGAGTTATCTATATAGTCATGACCGATTGCTTGGTCAAATGATGTACCAAGAGCTTCACTAAGTATCTCAGGTATAGCTCCATCAGCCTTTTCTGATTTACCATCAATGATTTGGATTGATTCCATAATAGCATTATATACCGCTTTTTCTTTACACCATTTTTCTGTTTCGGTAATCAAGTATTCAGTATCAAGATCTGATTTTTGTTTTAATTCGTTAATTAGAACAGCAGCAGAGTTTAATTCTTCTTCATTAATTTTTAATTTTCTTAGTTCTAATTCTAATACTTTTCCTGTTGGTAATTTATTATGTGTACCAACAAACTTAACCATAAGGTCAAATACAACCTTATGAGATTGATCAAAGTATTCTTTCTTTAAGAAAGGTATAACGCGTCTACAATAATCTTCGTTATTAAGTAGATGATTGAGTGTATGCGTCTGTATCTGATTTGTTATGTCCAATTATATCCTCGTTTAATTTTGATTCGTCTTTATTCTCTTCGATTATATGCTGTAAAACGGCACCGATATAGTTATTAAAATACTCGTCCTTGCACAATTCGTCATGATCGTGATTACCTGGATCTTGGACTTGGTATGTAAAAGATAGTGTAGCTATATCTAATTCTTTATCTTCTCTTATCCCGACTTTGCCGTAGATAAGTACTATCCCTTCAAATCCACGAGTATTTAATCTGATTCCGTAGAAATCAATATCTTCATGCTCTACAAAAGTATAATCTTTATGGGTTACATTATACACTATTTTACTCTTCTTGTAAATCTATATTTACATCTAATAGTGGTTTATGTCCTATTTGATAATGTCCTTTAACAAACTTTTTGAAATCTGTTTCTTTAAATATTGGCTCCCAGAATTCTGCAGTTAGAGTATCTTTCTCTCTTACTTTAGGATCAATAATTTCTCCAGTCGATTGATCGACTCTAGCATACCAACCAACATTAGGTTTAACAACATATCCACCTGCAAGACCAACATCTAGTAATCCACTATAAGGAGATATACCTCCTTCCCATGTGACCGAAATAGGAACTTTACTTTTCTCTTTCACAAATCTAGATTTCTCTACATTAATAATAAAGTTATATCCTTTGATCTCTGTTCCAGTTTTTTGTTGTTGCCTTCCAATAATCCAAATGTTATCAGCACTATAATATATACCCGTACCACCTGATACGACCGCTTTAGGGAATAATCCCATTTCTTGGTAAGTATGATTAACGGCTAATAAAGGGATATTCTTCATGGTAAGATAAGGAGTAACCATCCTGAATAATCCCTTTAAAGCCTTAGCTCTTGACATATCTGCCACTGATTTTTCATTTAAAGCATCTTCTAATTCTTTCTTAGATGCTAAATTACCAATAGAATCTATAACAATAATCACTTTATCTCCGCGATCTATCTCATCTAATTGGTTAACTAAATCGAATTTAAGTTGTTCTACGTCTGTAATAGGAGTATGTAATACTCTTGATACATCAATTCCAAATGATTCAAAATAGTTCTGGGGAGAACCAAACTCTGAATCATAGAATAACATTACTGAATCTTTATGCTCTTTCATATAAGCACTAGCCATAAGTAATGCAAATGAAGTTTTAAAATGTTTACTCGGTCCAGCCAATACTGTTAATCCGGAATATAATCCACCATCAACATCACCTGATAAGGCTACATTAATCATTGGTACTTCAGTTGTTACTATATCTTGTTCACCAAAATAAACACTATCCTCTAGTATATCTGTACCTTTTATTTTGCTATTCTTTTTTAGCTTATCCATTATTCCCATATTAATATCTCCTCTCTGGTCCTAATTGCATAGAGCGTTCTTTCTTTCTCCACCTAGCTACTGCTTCGGCTTTTTTACGTTTACGCTTTGCTGTTGGTTTTTCATAGAATTCTCTTCTACGAACTTCTTGAACTATACCTGCTCTATCACAGGCTTTGCGAAACTTTCTAAGGGCAACATCGAATGGCATTGGCTTAGAAGGTCTTTTATCCTTAGGATGTCTTTTCCTAGGTCTTAAATCTATACTTGGCATTAATTTCCTCTATTATTATTTATAACTCATGGGTACTATTATACCACATTTTTACTCTTTTGTAAACCCCTTTATACAAAATCGTATAGGATTCCAGCTTCTTTAAACATGGATAATGTTTGTTCACAGGAATCTTTCCATCTTGCTTGAGTAAAAGGATCTGTAAATTGTGGCGAAACAACCCTATCTACTCCTGATTGAATGATAGCCTTTGCGCATTCATGACAAACTGGTAAAGGCCAAACATACATTGTACAACAATCTAATGAAACCCCATTAAATGCTGCATTGTATATGCAATTGGTTTCTGCGTGTACAATATATTTGTATTTCTTTTCTCTATCATTATATCTTTCATCACTATCTGCTATTCCTCTAGGGAAACCATTATATCCTTGAGCAACTACATTACCTAAAGGATTAACGGCTATAGCACCAACTTGGGTACTAGGATCTTTGGACCAACTAGCAACTTGTTCAGCAAGAGCTAAATATCTACCATCCCACTTCGGATTCATAATATAAATTCTCCCAAATCTCTTGATTAATTTTTCTTTGTTTCATTTTATCTTCGCGGATAGCATCTGTTTTTAATGGTTCTTTTTTACGTTTTAAAATCTTTGGTGGTATAATATCTTTAAATGTTTCTTTTAATATTTTCTTTTCACCATTACGATCTTCATAGTTTGATGCTAAAGCATGTACAATAACTGCTGGAGCTAAGAATGGAGCTCGTAATTCTACTGTAGATCTCATCATTGTTCTATCTAATTTAGGTAAATGATAGAATGGTAATTCACAAAATACATCTGACATTTGAGAATCATATTCTGCTGCTCTTCTATATCCACCGAATAATTCATCTGCACCATCTCCAGTTAATACGTTGTGGAAACCTAATTCTTTTAATTTCCTAGCCATAGCTATTTGTGGTTTAACTGAACCTAAATCTACAGGACTTTGATGTATACGTATAGCTTCTTCATCAGTTATATCATCTAACTTAACTTTAACTAAATTCTCTTCTATCATCTTAGCAAATCTTTCCTCATGATTATCAACATGAATAGCAGTAACATTTAATCCCTGCTGTTTGATAAGTTGGTATACGATAGTGGAGTCTAAACCACCTGACAGTAGAACGGCTGCGTCTCTGAATCCACCTAGTCTTAATTTAACCGCAAGACTTAGGTCATCGTATAAATTGGTTGTTGGAACTGAAGCCCAATCCCAATAAGGATATTCTCTACCCTTATATAAAAAGTGACCGGGTTTAAGTTGGAATATTTCATTCCACGGTGTTCCACCTTGAGGATCATAACCCCATTTCATTACATTAGAATGGAATATAGCATCAGGTGTGACTGGTCCATATTGTTTTAATACATCTGGTTCTGATGCCATAACATCTACATCTCTACGATAATAGATTGGTTTAATACCTAAGAAATCTGTATAAGCAATTGGTGCATCATTAAAGAAAGTAATATAACTCCAGAACCCATCGAACTTATGAAAAAACTCATGAGATAATTCTTCTCTATATCTAGAGTGAATCATATGAGCATCGCTGGGATAATCACCAAAGTCTTTATAATTAAATATCTCTCCAACAAATAATGAAGGTGGTTCATCCTCATATTGAATAGGTTGAATTGATATATCTGGGTCTGGATCAATCATTGGTAAAGCTGTATGAAGCATATCATATTCTTTCCAACTTTGAAATCCTCTATATTTAGTTCTGAGTCCTCGATAACTCATAGAGTCAATGGCTTTCATTCCATTAACACTAGTATGATCTCTTTGATGTATTATAAATCCGCACATATTATTTGTTCACTAATTGTTCTAATCCATATTTATCTACTTCGAAACAATGTAAAGAAGTAGCACTAAAGTGTAATGTTCCTGGTACTGCATCTAATTCAGCTTCCTCTATTAACCACATACATAAACGATTTGCAAAATATAAATCATTATGTAAATGCCTCATCACGTCGCACGAGCGCATGTGATATGAGCAATGTAATTTTCCGTGTCTTAACATAAAATGCCAGCCAAATGTACAGGGAACTCTTTCCCCTAGATTAGCTGCTACAATATCTTCTGGAAACCATATTGGAATATAACATTGACGAGTAGTAGGTTCTTTTTTAAGTAAACTTACTGCATCATTTAAATTACCAATATTAAATCTTATACCTTTATTAAGTATTCCTGCTTTAGCTCTTTCACCATTATTTTGCCACATTCTTTCTGGATAGCTATGTGAAAAAGCTTCATCCATTAAATATTTATCGGTATCTTTTAACCACATACTATGCGAAGGTGGTGGGTTGCAAGGTATACCATCTACTCTTTCTGAGAAATGTATATCTGCCCACGGTTGGCTAGCTTGTAATCCTTCACTTGCTTGAAGTGCATTATTATACATCTCTGCTTGAATATCAGCATGAAGTATTTCTATAAATGCTGGATGTTCTGTAGCACCCTGCCATCTTTCTGTTTCTGTCACATACCCATGCTCTAATAAAGCTTTACGTAGTATGTGAAGTCCTGTTTTAAGATCTTTAAGAATCATCAATGGAACCACTTCCTTTCATTTGGTTAAATATATCTCGAGTTGGATCTTGGCCATCAATATCATGATCGAGATAAGCAGCAAAGAATGCTGCATAGTTAATCAGGTCTACTGCCGAATCATTTAATGATTCAAAGTTCTCTGCATATTGTTCATCATCTTTCATAGCATCTAATACAGAATGCATACGATTGATTTTCCCAGTCATTATATCTAAAATGGTTTGTGCACCATTAGGATAATAATCTGCTTGTCTAATCCTAGATTTAGGATTTTGGTAGTCGTTGCCTTTTTTGACGATTAAGTCAGCGGCATTTTTTAGTATTTGTAAAGGTTTCATAATGTCTATTATATCATAGTTTAAGTTAAAAGTAAATCTATATTTTTTCTAATACAGTGCCAGTTTGATATAGAGGTAATCTAACCTCTGGGTATCGTTTAGGGTACGTATTCATAAACAGTGTTTGAGGTAAATGTCTATGGATAAATGTACCATAATATTTCATCGGAGCGTGCTCCAATAATTTCTCAGCTACCATCTTATGAAGAAGGTATGCTTGTTTGTTTTGTGTTGGGTCTTTAATTATAGTAACGAATTTTCCACCGGGCTTTAATTTATCTATAGCATTAAGATAGATGTCGATTATTGTATCCCAGTATTTTTGCCCTTTTAGAACACCAACATTCTTATCTTTACCATATTGAATTGTTGCACCCTTTCCTCTAGAGGTCATCCCTCTTTCTGGTGCATCACTTTGTCCTCCTCCGAGAACTGGATAAGGTGTTCCATTAACAATTAGATCAAATATATTATCTCCAATATATCCTCTATCATGTAATAGTTCATGTAAATCCCTAGCATCTCCTTGAATTACATCACTGTTTCCTGTAGCTGTTCCTCTATCGTGTTGAACCTGTACAGTTCTTTTTGTGATCTCTGGAAATTCTAATTCGATACCTATAGCATTTCTACCTTGATTGATAGCTTCTACGATTGCTGTACCTGTACCAACTGTTGGGTCTAAAACCATATCTCCTGGTTTGGTAAACTTTTGAACTGCCCATCGATAACCAGACCAATGACCAGGACAGATATGTTTATCAAATCCACCTTCTGGTTTTTCATCTGGAAAATAATATCTTGACCTAGTACTTTGGGTATAATATTGATCAGTAGGGGTATGATAGATTTCACCAAGGAAATTATCTCTACAAAGCCTACAATCACAATGGTAATCTTCTGGTATTTCTTTTCTATCGAATAGTTCGTCGGTTATACCAACGTCCTTAAAGGTCGATTCTCCTGCCATATTTATCTCCTAAATTATATACGTTCACTCTAGGGTATTTAAAATCTCTACCCGCTAATACTGTATTCACATCATATAGACCCAGAAATTCAAATGTTAATTCGAATCCCGCTGGGATAATATCAGGTATATTTTGTTCATACCTAAGACGATTTGATTTGAAAAATAAAAAGTGTGTTAATTTACCTTCTATTAATGCTTCTAAGTATCTCTCTGGATCGTGTTGTAAATTATACCAGATTGAAGCTATCTCCTTAAAATCAATTACCATACCTTTATATTTTATATCGGCAAGGAATCGATCAGGTTCTATTGTAATAGCTTCTGCTCCTAATACGTGCTTAGCTACATCATCTTCTAAATATTCCGAATCTAGATTTGCTCGGTTTGAATATCCGGATTTTGTAGTTCTATACTCTTCGTTATGAGTATTAACCATCTCTTCTGTTACGACTAACTTCCGAGTGTTTATATATTCTATCAATTTTTCCATAATGTTAGATCTATTATACCATAGATTAAGGTAAAAGTAAACCCCTTTTTTTAATAGCCTTCTCTTTTTCCTGCAATTCTTCTTTCAAGAATTTCCATTTCAGCGAGTTGTCTTTTATTAGGTTCTTTAATAGTCTGTAATCTTGCTAAGACTCTTTCTCTTCTACCTTTTACTCCACCTGTGTGGCTAAAATTTACTCTTGCTCTTGTTCCCATATGTTTTCCTTAAAGTGGTGGAGCTGATAGGAATCGAACCTACGACCTCATCCGTGCAAGGGACGCGCTCTCCCTACTGAGCTACAGCCCCACTATAAATTATTTTTAAATACAAATTCAATTGCTCTACTTGCTTCTGTTTCTAAATCTCTTTTCTCATACCAATTACCTGTGTCCATATCTAGAGATCTGCAGATATGAGCTATCTCTGTAGAAGTTATTGGATAACCTCGGGACATAGCATTACCTGCCGTGGAAACCATTATTTGATACATTTTTAAATACCAACCTGTTCCACTAATTCCTTTATATTCTTCTACTTGCTTTTTATTTACAAAAGGACAATCAGCATAAGATGTCCATTCATAACTGGTATTATTTAACTGTGATTTTCTGTGTTCTATTATTCCTAATTTAATTGCTTCAGGTAATCTATCAAAGAAAGATTCTGATGGATTTATATAAGGATGCTTAGACATAAGTTCTGCCGGATCCATTATATCACCATCATGTGAAAAGCAAAAGTTATTTGCGTCTTTATATTGTGATGGAACATAATACATACGGGATAAATCCTTTGTTTGTGCATCGGCTATATCACCAATTTCTTTATTGAGTGCAAACCAAAAATGTTTAATATTATCTTTTTCTACCCAATGAGTGAGAGGAAAAACAAGCCTAAATTTAGGGTTATCAATACTGCTAGAAGCGGTGCTATAACAGAAATAACGATATTGTTCATAATGCTTTTCAATTTCATCTAAACTACCTACAAAATCATCGACGTCAAGAATACCAAACCCGCCCCAACTAACAACGTTATCATTAGCACGAGTACTATCAGGCAGATATGTAGCAGGACTGATAAGAGGAGCTTCAGATTTTTTAGAGTACTTGTCAGATTTATGGAGACCGACGAGGACTGATTCGAACTCTTCGAACGTCTCGTAGTCCATTCTTTTATTTGTTTTGTTATCATATATCGAATTAAAGATTGTCAAGCTTACCATAATTTCCCTCATGAGATGGCGCTTTCCAATCTGCGGGTTTAATAAGATCAGGTAATCCTAATGGATTAGGTCTGGTCTCTTTTACACCAACTCTTTTATTCATATTAGCTTTTAAAACTTCGTCCCATGCTTTATTTGCATCTACACCAAAAGCATCTAATGTTCCTATTGCTACAACACATAGATCGATTAAACCATCTACGATTTCTTCTGCATCCATATTTACCATTGCAGCTTCTGTTTCATTTAATTCTTCTCTTAGAAAATCAATTCTAAAATCTAGATAAGCTCTAAGCCTATCTTTATCTGCGCCTTCAACCCATTTATGAACACGATACTTATCTTGCATCTTGTTAATATCTTTTACCCAGTTTGAGCTCATGATACAATACCTGCAGGAGCTATTTCAATTTCGCTTGTAGCTGCTCTGTGTTGTTCGACCATTGAGTCTACTGGATCAACCATAAACATAATAAATTTCATATCAACTTCTAATCCATCTTTAGCTTTTGTATAAGGCATAAATGGCATAAAACCAATCTTACCTTCACCGGCTGGGATAAGAACAATTGCGTCCTTTAGTATAACAGTATCTGTATCGATACCATTTAGGTCAACATCAGCGATAATTTCTTCTCCAGATGTAAGCCTAATTAATTGTATATTCTTCATATTTTCTCCGTATGTGGGTATATTATACCACAGTTTTGACTGTTTGTAAACCCCCTATCCAAAAAAGTCCTCGAGGGTATTAATTTTAGTGGACTGCCAACCTATAGCTTTCAATATCGGATCGATAGCATCTAGGAAGGTTTTTTGAAATTGTAATTCTTTATCGATGTGCTGGTCTAACCCAAATTCTTTTGGAAGAAAGTCAGGGAAAGCTACAACATTCTGCTTAACTGGATTAGGTTCTTTTAGATAAAGAAACTTTAGCTTATCCCCATTTCTAAGTTCAGCATATTGTTTTAGATCTAAATCTAATCTTTTCCAGTTATATGCGAGCGCTGCACGCACGTGGATGGGTGTACCTTTCTTATAGCTTTTAACCACTATCGGATCACCCGATTGATTTCTATAGGTATATTTCTCCTCAAACCCAGTAATATTATTAGCTCCTCTAGGGAATGCTATCTGGTCTGGCCTGAGAGTAAAGTAATGATCTTTGAATTTTTGTATAGCTTCTTGGACCGTAGATTCATCGGTAGAAATAATTAACTTAAACATTGCTTTTAAAGCTTCTCTACAAGGTTCGGGTGTAGAACTTTTATTAGCTTCTACCCCAGTAGTTTTTATTTTAGGAGTAGCATACCTAACCCCTTCATTATCTAATACATTTAAAATATATCTTTTCTTAGCTAAGTATATTCCACGATCAGCTATAACCTCACGGGACATAATCATCTTATTAGAATACCCGCCAAATAGCTTATAGAAGTTATCATATGCTTTTATAAAGACTGGTTCTAAGGCATCTTTGGAAAGTTTATCTAGAAAATCTGTAGGATTGTTCGGCTTAACCTTTTCTACCAAGGGGCCTAGACCAACATATAGACTATCAGTATCTATTGCTAAGACGTAATCTGAGGACGTTTTAAGGGCATTATTTAAGTACTTATTGATAGAATTCTCACCCCATCTGATGATAGCTTGGCCAGATAATGTAATAGCTTCTGCTACCCGTTGATCAAAGAACCTAAAATATTGATTACCCAAAGCACCATAAAGGGAATTAAGAAGAATCTTAATCGCCATCTGACGGTTTTCGTTAGTTGAAATTTCTTTTTGAATTCTGTAAACTTCTTGTTTATCATCTTTATTAACCTTTTGTAGTTCTCGCTGGGCTTCAATCATAGCTTTTTTAACATCTACCCTTTCAGTATACATTTCCTCAATGATCTTAGGTAATACACCTTGAACATCTGTTCTGAAATGTTGGCCGCCAACTGCTATACATTCGTTTGATCCTCTTTCGATCTTATTCATTTCTAATACTTTATCAACAGTCATGCCCGAAGTAGTTTCATTAATAATAGTTTCTGGGGACATATTATATTGCATAATAAGAGAAGGATATAGGGAATTAAGGTCAAATGATACTACATGATCGTGCATTCCCACAATAGGTTCTTTTACATATCCGCCAGGATAATTACCTTTTAATTGGTCTTTTGGAAAGGGAACTACAATATTATCTTGATAAAGATCTCGGAATATAATTGAATCCCAAATAGCAGTAGTACCAAATACATCAGTATAGTTAACACCACCACGATATGCCATAGTAAGACCAAGG